GGTACGCCCCGGCCCATGCTTCCCGGCTATTCTGTATTTTCTGGAGCCGCAACCATTCGTCCGCAAGCTCACGGGTGATGCCCACGTTCCGAATCAGGTTGTCCGCCTGTAGCGAAAGAAGCTGGTCCACATATTCCTGAGAACGCCCATAGTTTCCCGACAATTGCGCAAGCTCACGGTAGAAGTCGGCGGCGGCTTGCGCGTCCTTGATCTGCGATTGCAGGTTAAGGGCGGCGCGAAGCTCTTGAGCCTTTTTCGTAACTCTATCTGGAGCTTCCCCGAGTTCCGTTAAACGCCTAGTTAACTCCTCAACTTGCTTATTGACTTCAAGAATACGTGCTTTAGCCGTATCTCCGTT